CCATATTAGCTATGCCGCCAGCACCACTACGGGCAACGCCTCTCACTTTACTGAACATTTCACCAAGACCAACAGCAGCACCGCGACTACCAGCTTTCATCATCATAAGTCTAGTCATACCCATAAGCATTACAGATATACCACCTAACAGAGCATTGGTACCCATTCCAGTTGTAACCATTTGGGTTATTTCAGAAACAGTTCTTAGTGCTGGTGCTAATAAACTATCATCATCTTCACCAAGTTCTTTAAGGTTTCTGGCTATTTCTTTTCTTGCAGCTTCAGGGTCGGAAATATTAAGGTCACCTAAACCTTTCATCATGTTATCTAATGCGCCACCACCTTTACCTAATATGGCAAATTGCGACAGACCTTGCCCCGACACTTGACTAGATTGCGCTTTCGCTTTCATTTGAGCAGCTTCCGCTATAGCTACCATAGCTTTAGCTTGTTCTTCTGGTGCTAAGTTGTCTACACCACCAGCTCTCATGGCTTTACCAACAAGTTCAGCATTTTCAATACCAAGAGCACCAAGAACAGCTTGAGCTTTATAAGATTCTTGCAATCTTTCTTTCGGGTCCATTCCAGCTACACCATGTAAAGCTTCACCAGCTCTAGTGGCTTGTTCTGCGGTTAGACCTAATCCAACCAACATTCTTTTTGTAGCTAAACCACGTTCAATAACAGCTCTACGTTCCTGCGCATTACTAGCACCGATTAAACGGTTTCTGATATTGTCATTCTTAACATATTCTTCCATTGCAGCAGCTTGTTCTGCGAATGTTTGCCCTGTTGCGGCTTGTATTTCTCTAAATGTTTGTGTTAACCCAGAAGACCCACCAATAGTTTGTTTGCTAAATGACTCCATAGCTTTATCAACTTTGACACCACCCAAAGAAAATGCGGTCATTACCTGAGTGCTACCCTTAACAGCTTCCCCTAAATTGCCATAATATTTGAATTGAGAATCAGAAAGGGTATTCATTTGTTCAGCAAAATTTGCAGCTCCACCCATACCAGCAACAAGTCTTTTGTTTTTAGATTCTAATTCTAATAAATCACTTGGTGATATACCTAATCGCAAAGCATTACCAGCGGTGTTAATACCTCTTAATATGGAACTACCATATTTCATAGTGTCGGTTAACTGTTGAGAAAAATTCTTAACAGTGGCGGTCATTGCCGCTTTAATAGCGAAGTTTGATGTGATTTCTTCTAATTTATTACTAGCAGAGGATATGAATGACCCAGCTTCTTTCATAGAATCGGCTATGTCATCCCCAGCTTCTTCTATGTCATCAGCAACTTTAGCACTGATTTTACTAATATCATCACCAATGAATTTTTTAACATCAGCAGCTTTGAGCTTACCATCTTTAAAATCCTTAGCAGTGTCGATGAAGCTATCACCTAAAACACTCGCACCTTCCGCTAATTCTTCTTGGATTTTTTTAAGTCTTTTGTTTTGTACTTCGGTTTCTTTGCCTGTTTTCTTGATAGTTTGTTGAATATCTAAGAAATCTTGAAGTGCTTGGTTGCTCTTCTTTAAGAGTTGATTCTTTAATTTGATAAGAGTATGTTCATCAATCTTTTCTTTGGCACCACCACCAAAGTTCACACCACTAGAATCCCCAGTGTTAGCTGTGTTAATTTTACTAACATTCGCAGCAGAACCGCCAACGCCTTTCTTTTGAAAAGCATCGGCAAATAGCATAGCTACCTTTTGTATGTCTTGGGTTGATGGGATTTCTGATGACATGGCTTATCCTAAAATGTGTTTCATAATAGGTATTTATCAATATCGTTGAAACCTACCATCCTAAAACATTACCTCTAAATATTTCAGTGTTACCGTGTTCTAGTAATGGTTTGCCATTATATTTTTTATGGCTGTGTCTTGCTAATAATAATTGTTCAACTTTTCTACATTTACCCCCACTTTTAAATGGGATTTCTTTTATCACTACTAATTTCTTGAAATCTTTACCAAACCGTTTTTTAATTGTACGGTTGGTGATTCCGATTTTGTATAAATCATGTTCTATAAACTTCACATAATATAACACACCACATTTGTTATCCTTAAACCCCCATTCACTGCATTTGGGGCATCCATGACCTTGCTTATGATTTCTAGGTTCTTGCTCGAACACACCATGCAACTTACAAACTATTTGTATCTTTTTATCATCACCTTGGTAGTTTATTAATTTGTAGTCATATTTTTTACCATGCACGGTATCGAATTTCTTCAATATTTCACTTACATTATGTGTCATATTTTTAGCCATCTTCGTGTTGGCACATTCTGGGCAACCATGTCCATTTTTATGTATATGCGGTTCTTGTTCAAATATCCCGTGTACTGAACAAACAATTTTTATTTTCACTTTAGTCCCACGATAGTCGATTAAATCATACCCATATCGCAAACCATGACTCGCTCTAAATTGCCCTAAGACCTTATCTATTGATATTTTTTTATTCATTATTATTCCCCATAAACACATAACCTACTATTTATGATACATTTCTTCAGGCAATAGGAATCAATAAGAGGTGGTTGTGATAAAATACAATTCTCTACTACATTGTTCTAGCTCTTAACAGTTAAGATTTTCTAATGGTGGGTTATGTTCGTTTGTTTATAACGAGTTGTTATTATAGGTAGTGGATATTATCAGTTTAACAGTTTCTAGGTGTTGTGAACTCCTATGGTATGCCCTGTCTATTTCTAGACTTACCTTTATTGCATCACGTAAACTCTGTTTCTAGGTTTCATCCTATTAACGCTCCACCTCTGAAAGAGCGTCCACTACAGTTCCTTTAAATCAACAGATTTTGATTTATTAACGTGGTCAAAGATTGGAAGAAACACCACACGATTCAAAGGTGGAGTATATTAGCAAATTATAATTTACTTGTAAAGTGCTTAAACACTGGGGAAAATAACAATCATAAATAGAAGCAAATAACTAGATTAGAGAATAACATGCAAAAATCAACAAATCCCTTATTAGAACGTGCAAGAATGCCAGGTGAAACCTTTCCTTTACCCAGTGGTGGTTTGTTCTATAAGAACGGGGAATTAACAGATGATGTAGAAAATGGTGAAATTTATATCAATCCTATGGTTACATTAGATGAAATCATTCTTAAATCACCTGATAAGCTTTATACGGGTGAAGGCATCAATGAAGTATTTCTAAGATGTATCCCTCAAATACTGAAACCTATGGAATTGCTATCTAATGATGTTGACTACATTTTAACAGCATTAAGAAAAATTTCATTTGGTAATACAACTACCATCGAATATAAACACGATTGTAAAGATGCCAAAAAACATGAATACAGTATTGATATGAGTTCTTTCATTAAGAACACGAAAAATATTGACCCTACCAACATTAAACGTGAATACAGTAAAACACTAACAAATGGACAAACAATCTTAATGGCTCCACCAAGATTCTTGCCAGCATTGAAAATGTATCAAGCTGCATTAAACGATACCGATATGACTGATAAAGAAATTGAAGAAAGTGTTTTAACCAATGTGGCTGGGATGTTATTACAAGTTGATGATATTAGTGATTCTGCTATGATTATGGAATGGGTTGAAATCTTGACACCTGAACAAATTTTAGAAATCAAAGATTTTATCGATGAAACAACAGAATGGGGTACCACATTTGAAACTAAAACCGCGTGTAAAGATTGTGGGGAAGAAATCGACATTACATCAGAGATGAATCCAGTTAGCTTTTTTTTTCTTTAATGGCATCGGGTAATTCTGCCCGAATAGGAAGAATGTATAAAAGTTTAAGTGCTGAGTCTGAAAACATTGTTAGTAATGTTATTTCGTTATGTTATTTTATGCGTGGCGGTATAAGTTACGATGACCTGATGTTTAGAACACCAGGTGAACGTGATTTGATTTCAAATTTTATTGAAAAACGTTTAGAAGAAGAAAGTAAACGTGAGAACCCAGTCTATTAAGCGTCTGGGTCTTGCTTGAATTCGTAATCGTCTGTAATGTCAATATCATCAAGGCTAAACCATTTTTCATATTCTAATCCTTGAGCATCTAATTCAGCTATCATTTCTTCACTAGTTTCTGCGCCTTGACTAACCATACCAATACGAACCATAATATCTTTGATGTAATCATCTTTGATATTTGCTGGTGCTGAAATATGAATAGGCATCGAAAACTGAATCTTAACGATTCTCATGTTCTTCTCTGCACCAGATGGGACATTGTTTTCCAGATTTATTCCATCCATTCTTACTGTAGATAACCTAGTCCAATCGAAGTTGTTATCATTTTTCTGTAAGGTTAATGTAGGGTCAAATAACACCATGATTTGCTCCAACATTTGAAGCTGTTGGTCTGTGTTTGAAGTGTATATCGATAGTTCCACACCTAAACGATAAGGAACAGGCATCAATTGGTGCGCTATCCTAATATCTTCAGGGAACAAACCACCACGGGGAACATAAGGCTTCCTACGTTCGGTACCAATACCTTTCCTAAGCGTTTCATCTAATTGAAACTCATTATAGGTAACCGCCATGATAGGTAAATGTATCACTTTGTTCTGTGTAGCACCCGCTTTTATATACGCAGCCACACGGTCAGCATCACCATATCGCATGGGAACATAGATTCTTTTGGTTTCGCCATCTTCACGTTTGCCAGTTTCAACCTGCATACCAGCAAAGATTGCCATAAAATGTTTGACGTAGGTTTTAATCTGTTCGTCATAGTAAAAAGGTAACATAATCTCTCTTTATAAATAATAATGATTCTACTATATTTATAAAAAGAGAGAGAGAATGGATTACAAAAAACATTATGAATTATTGATTTCTACCCGACAAAAATTTCATGATGAACGAAAAACATTAAGAACACACAGAAAACAACAAAACGCGAAAAATAGAACTTTTTTGACATATTTCGAAAATCATCACATACTCCCTAAATGTTTAGGAGGAACAAACGATAACGAAAATCTAATCTTGCTAACTGCAAGAGAACATTATATAGCCCATTACCTTTTAGCTAAAATATACCCTGATGCCGGATTAGCTCAAGCGATATGGAAAATGACATATAGTGGTAACTATGTTAACGTTGGTTCGTTATCTTATTCCAGAGAAAGGAAGAAATATATAGAAAAATTCACCGGAAAAGGTAGTCCGTGTTATGGTGTTCCCAAAACAGGTGAGCACAGAACTAAATTAAGTATAGCAAATTTAGGAAAGAAACATTCACCATTAACAAAAACTAAAATCAGTGAAGCGCGTAAAGGGATAAAATTTACTAACTCGCATAAACAGAAAATTAGTAATTCTATGAAAGGTATTAAACATCCACTCTATCAAATCAACCCTTGGGAAAACCCTAAAACAATTAAACTTGGATTTCTATATAATTGGTATAATTTATCAAAAGTATATGACATTTGGGTAGTAAATCGTTGTGGTAGCAAAAAATTATGTGATACCCTAACAAAAATTGATAAAAAAATGATAAACTCCAGAAAATCATTCGAAAGTATGATTAACTGGTTTAAAGTTCATGGAAACCCTAATAGCAATATGAAATGGATTTATTTTAAAAATTCTTTAGATTTTTAAATCCTTATATCCATTTAAGTTCTTCTAAAGTGAAAGGTCTAGTATGACATTCAAATACAGAGGCAAATTCCGGTATACCATGACCTTCTTTCACGAAAGGTACATATGGTTCTTCAGCTTGTAGGATTAATCTATATCTGTTACCCTTCTTTTCGGTATTTTTGTATAAATCATCTGAATCCACATCTTTAAAATTTACAACGACTTTTTCTACGGTATCGAAAATTTTAACTTCATTCCCATATTGCTTATGTAATTGTTTCCATAAATTTTCACCATCGGGGGTTTGTTTAACGTCACTTATGATTGTGTAGTTTAAATCGTCATATGCGTAATTATACAATCTTGAGGCGAACCCCTTTCTACGAAAGTCTTTGTGAACGTATATTTCACCAACAACGAAACCATTTTTAAATGTAGCGTTAGAAAAATTACTACCTACCAAATAAGCAACCAACACATTATCAATGATAACGCAATACACCGTTTCTGAACCAACACTTATCACATATAAATTGTCTTTAATGTGTTTAGCGTTTTCCAAATGAGATGTTATGGTTTGATAGTTATTTGTGTCGGTGTTAGTAACTCTAGCTATTTCGTCTAATTTCATTAACTCTTAATTGGTGACTGTTTTAAAATGTTTGCGATTTTAACTGCGCTACGGTTACCAATAACTACAGCACCGAACATCATTAGCAATGTAGGGTCAATAGAACCACCAGTAACAACAGCAAAAACGAATGTACCGATAACTGCAATATATCCCATGTTGCTATAAAACTTAGTATGTGATATTTTACCAGTCTTCTGGTCAATTACAAAAAAATTCTTTAATGCTTCCATTTGATTTTTACTCCATGAAATTTATATACCTATTTATAAATTTGCATTCTCAAAATTACCTGTTATAATAACTTTTAAATTATTAACCATGAGGCATAACAATGGCTGAAACCGTATATGAAGAAAATGGGTATGCTGATAGAGCAGACTACCTCGAATCGTTATGTCTAGAGTATGATGAAGAAAGCGTTTATGCTTTGTCTGATTTGCTTGGTGATAGTGAAGACTTCGATGGTCTGGTTACTGGATTAGAGGAATTTGCATAATGCTAAAGATGAACATGGTAAAAAAAGTAGTTATGATGCCGCAAACCCTTTAGGTGATATTTTCGGTGATTTGTTTAATAAATGAGGTAAAAAATGTTAGAACTGGTAATAGGTAGAGAAGACGGGGTTATCGATAATGCGTCAATTCCTCTACGATGGTGTATTGATGTTGAAACCATGCAACGGTTAGAAGGCTTGAAGAATGTTAAAATTCTTATTCAAGTCAGATATAATAGTTACACTGAAGACCGTTTCATGGTTAAATTGTCAAATTACATGACATACATCCCATGTAGACGTTCTGGTGAAGTTGAAATTTCAGCTTACATTGTTAGTGCAACTAGCGAAAAGCGTTCGTTGAACTATGCGTTAGAAACTGTGTTCATGATGCGTGATGGGGCAAACTACAACAGAAGCATCAACATTGATTGCACTGTTGGTAAAGAATTGTACATTAAACGTGGTGATGTTACTTTCGGTCACTGTGAAGTCGTGGAAACGGTTCATGAAACTTACAAAGTCAACATTCCAAAAAATGTTTTCGGTAAAGAATTACCAAAATGGTTTGATAATTTAGTGAATCGTTATCTTTCCAGCAAAACATATGACGAATGTGGCAAACGTGGTCGGGTTATGAGCTTTTTCTTCATTCGGTCATGGTTTATGATGCTGGATGTTATTGCGTCTGAATTGCGTATGATTCTGATGTATTTGGCTGCATTTTTGTTTGGTTGGTACCACATATCACTTAAACGATTGAAAAGTCCATTCAAAGATGGGTGGGATGCTTGGCATACCATATTAAACACCGACGTTAAATCTGGTAATATATTACAGATTATGTTTGATATTGCAGCCAAGAAAACAAAAAAGACATTTAAAGATTGGGACGAAAAACATATCGTCAAAATGGCTGGCGTTCTTGCTGCGGCTGCATCATTACCAATGGTTCCAATACTTTATCTTGGTTATATAGCTCTTATTCATTTAGGAATTGGTATGCCATTGGAAGTTGCTTTGGTTGCGCCATTTTTATTCAACTCTTTCCTTCTATTAGTTATAGGAATAATGGCTAGTGTTATCATAGGTGTTTTGGGTGGAATAATGTGGGTATGCACAAAAATTTTAAATTTCTTCTCTTTAAGTAAAATAGCCAATGCGATTTTTACCCCATTTTTTGATGGTCTGGACTGGGTTATTACTAAATGTTTATTGTTAGAGAAGTGGATTAATGATTTTTTCGATAGTAGGGCTTTGAAAAAAGAATTGTTAACATGTAACGGTGATGCTAACAGCGTTACGACTGACATTAAAAAAATTCCATTCAAAGAGCGTTCGGTTCAGTTAATATATCTGGACATTAAGAACAAAGTTTGCAAACCAATGGCACGATAATGTTAGGTATATACACATATTATAAAGACTTTGGTCGTATGGGTGAACTCGATGGGTTGTTTATAGCAGACCACGAAGAACTCCTTAACCTTGACGGTAAAACCATATACTTTGGTGAAGTGTTGGGTAAACATTCAGAAGTGATTGTTGAGTTCTCATATGATGAAGACATCGATGTGAGAACTCAAGACCAAGATTTTATCAAAAAATTTCAAGAAATTATGGGGGAAAACTTTTCTACAGGTTATAGCCCTCTTGATTTTTATGTTTACGAAGGTTAAATATCCTCGTTGCTGGTAGGGTTATTACGAGCGTTGTAATATTCATTAAGTTTCGGTTTAATTGAGTTGTATTCCGCCCTTTTATCCGACTCTTGAAATAACCAACGATTTTTAACAACAGAAAATCTGAACAATCTTGCTGGTATATCCTTGCCAATACCATCATAGGTCAATCTATGAAAATCACCATCTTTGGCAGTGGATATATCCGGTAAAGAATCACCCGTAGAAAAATCTAATCCGTTTGGTGGTAAACCATCTTCAATGTACAAAGCTCTAGGATTGACGTTAAGCTTGTTTAAAGCGTCTAAGCCTTGGTCAACTGCTCTATCTATCTCGTCATTGGAAAACTGCCTTAAATCGCTTGTATCGGCTCCTAGCTCTGGATTTTGACTGTTACTAACACCAGCTAACAATTGAGTTTCAGTAGAATAGTCTTGGAACACTGAATGTTCGTTAACACCTTCTAAAGATTTTAACCCATACTGCGCTAATCCGGTATCATCAATCTCTTCATTCAACCCTTCAAAAATATCCATTGTCTCAGCACTAGCCATCATTGGTTGCGCTATAACTCTGATGTTGATTGGTTGCCAACCAGGTGTGAATGATTGACTATCCCATGCCACATCGTTAACTTCCAAATACTTCTTAACTTTCTTCATGTTGAAATCGTATTGAATCTCACTAGGTAATTCTAAAATGTCACCAATGACCATTGGACGACCTAACGCATTAACAACAGCAGAAAAATTCATTTTAAGATAGAATTGTTGTGATGGTAATTCAATACCAAACACAGTTAGTTCTGTTTGAGCGTCAAGTAAATCGTATGAAGCTTTAACCAACACGCTTTCTGAAGCATAATCTCTATCACGATTCTCCTGGAATATCTCGTCTTGAATATCATCAATACTGGTTAAATCATAATCCATCATTTCAATAGCTTGAATTGTCCAGTAATCCCCGACACTACCATTGAAATCTAATGGACGAATTCTCCAATACCTTGAAGGTGTGGTATGTTTGAAATTTATTTCGGCTAAAACGTTAGAATCTGGTAGGGTGATGATTGATGCACCATACCATTTTTCACCATCATCGGAACGTTCTATTCTAGCTCTGGTAACACGGTTCTTTGATTGGTTGCCTTGTTTGATTTTGATTGTAGCGATATTATGGCGAACAAAAGTTTCTATTCCATATTGCTTACGTAGATTGTCAAGAACGATTTCACCAAAATCATAACCAATGTATGAATTGTCTATTACATCTTGACCACGTTGGGAAGAACGCCATTCATCTATATAAGCTGTGAATGCGTTTGCTGAACTATAAACTGGGTTTGCGTCACCGGAGGAAATGGAGGAACCATTACCCACTAAATCGATTAATGCACCTTGCTCATGAATTCCTAACAATGGAAATACGTTAACATTTGCTCCTGCAATGTTAAGCTCTTCTATCGCTATACTGTTCATGTAGCAAAATTCTTGACTGTTGGTATTAGTTAACTGCCAAGACTTGCATGATGGGTCTGATTGTGATGTGTCACACTCTATCCCGTTGTCTTCGTTACATGCCATTTGATATTCCTTTAATGATATGCAACTATTTATACAGTTTTAAATATCTTTGACTCTTATCCTACCGTTATCAATATCCAACTCGACTTTATTGCTAATATAAGCCGTGTCATAAAGACTATTGTAATAGTCATCTGCTACATCATACCATGATACTTCCCCGTTTGGGAGAATTCCATTAAACAATTGTTTAACTGCATCTACTTCACTTTGATGGTGAAATATCATGGTAGGACTTAAACCTACCTGTCTTGTGTTCATGTTGCCACCGTGCGAATTATCGCTTATTGTGTTGTACAATTACTAGTGTATTATGCGTTAGTTTAACACAATTAGGTGGTCATTACAACCAGCAGGGTTTTGGTAGGGGTTTAATCCACCAGAACAATCATCTTCATCACCATAAAATTATGTTAAAATTTAATCAAAATTAATCTTCTGAACGTGTAGTATAACACTTGGTAAAGACGATTGCAACATAATTTAACCGATAAGCAGTGTGGACTCCATACCAAACTCTTCAGGTGTTTCAATAATATAATCGTCAATTTCCACCATTAATCTGTCAATAATTTCCATAGCACCTTGTGTTAGGTCTTGAGCGTTCAACGAAACACCATTAGCACCAGGTAATGAAGCATATTTACCACGTATTTGTGCTAATATCAACATTGCTTGTGCTAACGCATAATTTTCAATCCAAGGTTTTAATTGTCTATCTTGAATCATATCTTGTTCAGTTCTTTCAACCGATACATCCATTAACATTCTTTCGGGTTTATGAACCGATTGAAGAATATCTAATGCTCTTGTCGCTTCGTTGAATTGAAACAACACACGGGTAGCAAACAACATTTCAAGCTGTTCTATGTAATCAGCCACAATATGGAATGAAATTAAATCATACGAACCCATGTTGTATAAATGGTTAATAGCCACTTGCCCGAACTGTGCATTATCATATAACGCACCAATGAATGCGCTGGTAGTTCTATACATGCCCATCACACGAACAATTTTGTTGAACCCATTACCATTGTTGGTTAACAAATAACGTTGCACATCTGATTTTAAATCAATGAAGAAGAACCCACGCTTATACGCTACACTTGAACGTTTGCGTAATTCCTCGATTGCACCATCAACACAATAATCATATTGTTGTGGTGTTAGTTCAACTTCGACAGCCGGATAACCTAATTGATATTTAAGACTGGTTATAAGCTCTCTACGTTCATCTGGGCTTCCATCTGTACCAACACCTAACTGTGCATATAACGGTTTAGCAACAGCACCATCAGTACCTTCAAAATGTGTGTAACTCAATGCACCAGGAACACCAATGATAGTTACAAGTTCACTAAACAGATTAGCATTTTGTTGGTCAACCAACACGTTAGATTCATGACCTAATAAAGCTGAACAGAATCTAAACCCTGTGTTAATTATTTCCGCTGTGACATTTGGTGTAGCCACATTCCATGTATTCTTACCCCAGATATATAAAATATCATTTGCTGTGTCATACCATAAAGTATCATTGATAGGTGCCAACGATACGGAAGAATAAGCAAGTAATATCCACGCTAAACCATTCCACATTTGTAATGTGTTGTTAGTGGTATCGAACCATAATGTGTTTGGTGCAATAGCAGCAGCACTAGGGTCTATTATAGACTCAATAATGTCTGTTATTACCCACACTGTGCCGTTCCAAACGTTCCAAGTTTTATCAAGTGTGCTAAACCACACATCATTGAATATTCTAATCGTGGGGTCAGTTGCCCAATTTATAACATTGATGCTAATGTCAATCCAATCAACACCATCCCATTTATAAGTTATTGGGTTAGTAACTGTTCTCCAAATAGTCCCAACTTCTATCACTGGAACTGCTAAAGGGTCTTCAGCATCTTGAATGAATACACTTACCAAATCCCATGTTGATGTTATAACATTCCAAATTGATAATTGGTCATTGGTGCTATTCCACCACAAATCACACGATTCAACATTAGTTGGGTCTTCAGGGAAAACAACAACTGGTAATGGTGTCCATATGGTTAATAAACTGTCATATTCAGATAACACAGAAGTATCGGGGTTGAACCAAAAATCACCGTTAGCTGGTGTTGTAGGCTCTGTAACAGCAGTTATTACCGCTAGTGGGTCGAAAGTTGCTCCGTTCCATTGGTTAAGCTCTAAAAGATTATCATCATACCAATATGTGTTAACAGCTAAAGCGTTGGGTGCCACGTCCCAATAGACCGCATTAGTCGGTGTCCATACTTGACCAACATTTAGTAAGTTCAGAACACTATCACTATCTTTCAATACGCTTAATACCGAACTATCTGTGTTATACCAATAACTACCACAATCTAAAACCGCTGGTAATGAGGGGCTTGTGTCAGAATGGAATTCTGTTGTCGTACACCATACATCACCGCTCCAATTATAAACATTGGTTCCGTTATACCAATAATCACCACAATCTAAGCTAGTGAAATCTTTATAGAATGATAGGTAAGGTGTTGGTTGCCATACAGCACCATCCCAACGATTTAACAATGTGGTATCAAACCATAAATCACCTAGAACGTTAATAGTGGGGTCTGTAAGTTCAATGATAGCATCTTGCAATACATTTTGATAACCATCCCATATGTAGACGTTTGAACTATCCCAGTAATACGCATTTGTATTTGGGGGAGTAGCAGCTTGAAATGGATTTTCTATTAATTTGAATTGTTTGTTTATTTCGTCCAGCAACTCTTGATATGTTTGTGCGTTTGTGCCATCAATTGTAATGGTAGACGCTATATCTTCGTTAAATTCTGGGGCATACGTAGCTAGTGCTCGATTATCATTGTCCATTAATGGGTCATTAAGAGCAATATCAAACGTATAAGGAGTTGCTAATACTAAGTTTGTTGGGTCGGTAAGAACTATTGCTTCAGAAGCTATTCTAATATCTTGACAACCAGCAGTGTCCTCTGTCCCGAAATCTGATTCAAGATTCAGAGAATATGAATGAACACCTTGTGTGTGATAACGATGAACTTTGTCAACAGCGTAACCGGAAACGTAATACGGTGTATTCTCGGCAATGTCGGTAACGTCTAAGAATGTAGTTTCTTTGTCATTATAGAAAGCACCAACAACCAACGATGTGTCAATTCTGTCACCAGCATGAATATCTTTATCGGTTGTCGTGTCAGCAGTGTATAGTTCGCCATTAACGGGCGATTTTTTAATGTTGGTATGTGTGGTATCTAATGTTACTATGATACCATCATAAGCTTGGTCACCAACAGCACAACCGTTTAAAGGGTCTGGAATATTCCAACTGATGCGTCCAGTGGTAGGGCTAGTTCGTTCAAATTTAATTGAAATTTGTTGCCCTTCGTTCTTTATAGCGTTGGGACTGTCTTTGTATACGTCAAAAGATGCCATTGATAAATTCCTTAAATGTTTTTAAGTATTTATCAATGGCGGGGGAAGTGTATTTTATATAGCACCTTTAAGATGGTTTAACAACTGGAAATTACCCTTTCTTTCTTCGGGTTCATCATCAAGTGGTAATTCATCTTGTTCTAAATCGTCCAATGGTAAATCTTCATCTTCTGGTTCATCAAGAGCTTCATCATTGTCATCTAAATTATTTTCAATACGATTGAAAAGTTTATCTTTAAGAATCTTACGATTTCTAGCTTTAGCGTTTAATGTTTCGCCTGTAATTTTAAGCTTATCATCCCAACGCTTAACCGCACTTAATTCGTTCTGTTCAACATCGTCAAGCTTTTTGTATTCAGAGTTGAAGATACGATACATAAGTTGACCGAAATCATCCTTAGAATCCATTGATAAATCTTCTGTATCTAAGTTTCTGACAACGTTTTCAACACCTAACTTTCTGATACGATTGATAACTTCTTTATTGATAACATTGAAAAGTTCAGTAACATTGGCATTAGGGTATAAGATTTTTAATGATTGTTTGATGTCTGTTTTAAGTTGTTTAACCAGTTCATCACCTTTTAAACCAGATTCAACTGCTTCGATAACCATTTGTTTAATCAGTTGCAGCATGTCAAGAATTTCAATTAACATGTAACCAGAGATATTTTCATATTCATGGGTACCAGCAATTGCATCTTCAACTCTTGGTAACAATCTCATTTTGAAAGTGTTAAAGTTAAATAATTGGTGGTCGTTTTCTAAACTTTCTTCATCTTCTTCACTTAGATAATCTTTAAAAGTCATTCTATTCATTTTATAAATCCTTGGTATTCTTCTTAATCCATGTGGCTATTTTTTCATTCTTCCAATACATATCATGTGATTTACCTTCTATGATAATAGCTATGCAATCGGGAGATTCTTTGTTTGAGTAATTCCATTCGACTTGAATATTATCATTAGGTTTAAGAAGTTGTATGTTCTTATCTTTAATGGATTCACCGATTGAAAGTTTACAATAGTTAGAAACTACATAATTCTGAACACCAACAGGCTCATTTTTGAGACTATCGATAAGCTGTTCCTTAGAATTTATGTATTCTTTAAATGTCAAATGTTTGATACTCATATGATTATTTATAAAAGTTTAACACAAAGAACCATTAACACCGTTTGAATGATGTTTATGGTTCAGAATGTTAGTATTTATAAATGTTATTTCTTTAACTTATTGAAACCCCAAGCAGCAAGTAAGGTAGCACCTAAAGTATTTTTTTCCGCAACTTTACCTAGTGTTGGTAACAACTTTGAAGCAACATATCCTGCTACGAAAGGGTTCTTTGCTGCTAAATCTTTTCCTTCTTCAAAGGTGCTTTTAGATATACGACACGGATTAGTTGCTCCTGCTAGTGTTACAGCATCAGCCGCTATGGTTGCTGCACTACAAGCAGCAGCGAATCCATAGAATATGGCGGTAAATATGAATGATATTAGTGCGGGTAGTTGGATTAACACTAAACCTATCACAAATGGTGATGCTAATATCCACATACCAGCGACCAACATAGCAGGGAACCACGTCAATGAAAAGAAGAATCCTTCTAATATTACATAATGATTGTCAGCATAGAGGGAGAAAAATGATACTATACTCATGAACACTAATCCTAAAGCTATGTGAGTGGTTAATAACACTATGGTTAGTATGAATGTTATCACTAATATCACAATATCATAATCTTGAAAAAATCTGATGGTAGCTGTTTTGTATTTTTGCTTGTATTTTCTTTCTGCGATATTTAGCTCTTCTTCCCTGTTCACCCTAACAAACTGTTCGACATCAAATGGAGCAACCCATGCTGGAACCGGAGTGTTATCAACCCTCACTGCGGTTTCATGCAAAACATGTTTAAGTGTAGGTATTTCACCGGAAGCTTCAATATCTTTAACTGACAAATATTGGGGTCGAGCTTTAACTTGTTCAACCGCTGTACTTGGTTCTGATACTATTAGGTGGTTATAACCAAACACGCCAGCCCCAACTATTAACCATAACCCTGTTAGTATTTGAAATTTATTCCACATGATATTCACCTCTTGATTGTGTTAGATATATTTAATCACATTTCACGGTTAAAAAATGTTAACCGTGTCTCATTATAACACCCAAACCTGATTTCCGCAATCATAAATTTTTCTATAACCATTCATCTTCATGTTTTCATCTGCGGTCAAAGCCGAATCAAAATTTTCTAATACATTGTTTTGTTTGTGTTTTTGGAACTTGATACGAGATTCCAACTTCATTTGATTACTCTTAAAATACCAGAAATTTGGTGAGGAATCATGTGTATGAGTAAATCCGAGCTGTTTGTATAAATTACCATCACTTCTACGTTTATCTGCATATGAAATAATCTTACCGTGATGTGAACGCTTAAATGCCTTTAATAAACGGGATGCACCACCCACTATCGAATAGTTTGTTAAATTACAAAACCTCAATAGTTCCCAATCATATTCTTTGTTAAATCTGGATTTACCGAACGTCATCAATGATACCAACACATTATCGTGATATAAACCGATATTGGTACGTGATGGACAATCACCTTGCAAATGATTATTCTCTAAAAACAAACGTTTATCTGAATTAGAAACTGATTTAACCTCACAGTTCCGAGCGTATAAACGTGTAGAACGTCCAAGTTTATTAGCTATGATTGATTTCCATATTTTCTGTTTGATTGAGTCAAGCCATTCGTTTTCAAAGATATGCAACAAATGAATGCCCTTGGCTGAACACATATCGGTTTTCTTTAAATGATAATTTTTGTCGTTAAGTTTGTCATGACTATGCCAATACAAACCATCAATCTCAATTGCTAAAGAAGGTTCTTCACAGAAAATGTCAAGTTCATAAGGTGATATAACACTTCTTGTGTTGGTGATTGTAGTAGTTAAAGACGATACGAAATTAGAAATGTGTGTTTCTAATGAGGATTTTTGATTATCTTTCTTGAAAAGTCCAAGTGATACCGCTCTACGAATAATAGACTTCAACGCTATGTTCTGCTCCTTAGCTATTTGGGAGCATGATTTAGCAGAAAGTTCTTCAGCTAACCAATTATTATCATTGATTTTGGTGTATAATTCTTCTACTTCTTGAACTGTCAAATTTCCCTTGATAGTTCGTTTAAAATATTCCAATGTCTTTGTGTATGATGTTTTTCCGTATAACGTATCGCATGTTTCTTGGAATTTTTTTCTATTGTTATATGATTTATCTCCATATTTCTCAGCTTTAGTGTTTGAAGATTTATCTTTAACGTCTTGTGATTGAAATGGATTTTTAACCCCACGTTTTAAAATGTTGGTAGCTTCTGATTTTTGTCTTGTTTCTGTAGATTTGATATTACATTTATGACAATATTTTACATATGATTTTGTTGGTTTAGACCAAGATACTTTATCCCCACATTCTTGGCATTTTACTATGGCAATTATTTCATTCTTCCAATACCATAATCTTTCAGTTAGTGAAATTTTTTCTGGTAAAAATGGCGTTTCTATTTTTAAGAATGTTAGCTCTTCTTTAGATAATCTAAGTTTGTTCTGATTCGCTATACGTGATAGTATTTCTTCTTTCACTTTAAAAACCAAACCTGATTCCCACAATCATAAATTTTACGGTATCCGTTATTATACATATTTTCACTCTCAGACA